TGCAGGAACTGGTATCACTAAGGCATATAATGACGCTGCAAACACATATACACTGACCGTAACTCAAGCAGACATTGATACTGATAATGTAACTGAAGGATCATCTAATCTCTTTACTACTGCTGCAAGAACTAGAACTCACTTTACCTACGGAACTGGTATTACTCATAGTTCTGGAACTTTATCAGTAACTCAAGCAGATATTAATACAGACAATGTAACTGAAGGATCGACCAACCTGTTCACCACTGCTGCTCGATCAAGGACACACTTTACCTACGGAACAGGTATCGAATTGTCTGGTAGTGGTGAACTTTCTGTTACTCAAGCAGATATCAACACTGGCAATATCACTGAAGGATCTAATCTCTTCTATACTAATGCTAGGTTTGATACCCAGTTAGCAACTAAGCCCACTGCTGATCTTGCAGAGGGCACCAACCTCTACTTCACTAACGCTCGTGCTGATGCTAGGGCAGATTTAAGAATTGCTGCTGCTGATACAGATAATTTATCAGAAGGTTCTTCCAACCTATACTTCACTAATGCTAGGGCAGACGCTAGAATCGCTGCTGCATCTACAAGTGACCTATCAGAAGGAACTAACTTATACTATACAAATGCAAGAGCAGATGCAAGAATTGCTGCTGCATCTACTAGTGATCTTAGTGAGGGTACAAACCTTTACTACACAAATGCTCGTGCTGATGCAAGGGTTGCTGCTGCTACTGGTGCAAACCTTGATCTTTCTAGCAAGAGTACAACTAACCTTGCTGAAGGAACTAATCAATATTATACAGAAGCAAGAGTTCAAGCAAAACTTGACAATGCATTTGAACAGTTAAGTGCAATGTTAAACAACCTTGCTACAACAACTACACTCACACTAGCACTTAGTGGAGATCCAACACCTGGTGCAGTTGTTACAACAGGAGTCAGTGTTGGTGGTGGCGGGGGATTCACAGGAGCAACAGGAGTCGCAACTTCTGGTGGAACTGGATCTAGTTTGACTGTTGATACTACAGTTGATGCTGATGGAAACATCACTGCTGCTGCAGTAAACGCAGGCGGTTCTGGATATCTAATCACAGACACCGTTACAATCACCAATGCCAATGCAGGTAAAGTGTTATCACTTAACTTGGCATCCTTGGCAGGTGGATCAAATTATGTTACAGGAACTGCTCTAGCAACGACTGGAGGTTCTGGATCTGCAAGTTTGGTGGTAAATATTACTGCATCTGCAGGTGCGATTACCAACGTTACTATCAATGACGGTGGAACTGGTTATGCTGTTGGTGAGACAATCACTATTGTTCAACCAACTGGTCTTGATGGATCAAACCCAGGATCAGGTGGTACAGTGAATACTGCTACCGTTGCAACCAATGCAACTCTAACTCTTACTGATATCACAACGATGGAAGTTGGAGCAACAGTTACTGGTGCTACTTCTGGTACTACTGGAGTTATAACCGCTATCGGTACTAACTCAGTAACACTTGATAATGTTGACGGATTCTACAAAAAAGGAGAAGTCGTCAGTGCTAATGATGTTACTACTTTGACAATATCCTCATTCAGTTAATAAAAAATGTCTGCTACTAGACCCGCAAGTAAAACCGAATTAAAGAACTATGCTCTTCGTAGATTAGGATATCCTACGATAGACATCAACGTTGCGACTGAACAACTTGATGATCTAATCGAAGAAGCAATTGATTATTACCAAGAGTATCACTACAATGGTAGTTATAAAACCTTCATGAAAATTGAGGTTACTGATGCTATCAAGACTGCAGCACAAGGAAATACACAAGCAGGTTCTTCGGCATGGTATGAGCAAGATAATTATGTTGATCTACCACCTGGAACTTTAGGTGTAAACCATGTATATTCTCAGATCGGTGCATCAAGTATCGTTCCTGGAAATATCTTTAACATTAAGTATCAAATCTTTTTGAATGACATCTATGCTATGACGCATGGTCACATTCTACATTACTTCTTAACTTCACAGTATCTTGAAACTCTTGACTGGGTAACTAACTCACAAAGAGATCGTAGAGTAAGATTTAATGAACATCAAGGTAGATTATATCTTGATATGGATTGGGGAGACATGACAGCAGGTGACTTCTTATTAGTTGAATGCACTCTTAGACAAGATCCAGTTACATTCACAAGCATGTTTAATGACAACTGGTTGAAGGATTATGTTGAAGCATTATTCCAACAGCAGTGGGGAAGAAACCTAAGTAAGTATGATGGTATTCAAATGCTAGGTGGTGTCACCTTAAATGGTAGACAAATCTTAGATGATGCTAGTAAGTTCAAGACAGATCTTGAAGAAACACTTCGCTCAACTTATGAACTTCCACCTTTAGACTTGGTAGGGTAAACCGTAATGGCAATTTCCAACACTCCCGCACAGGATTATGTACAATCGGACTATAGCAACAGTGCAAGACTGAATATTAACGGTTCTGCTCAAGAGCAAAAGTTCATCGAAAACCTTATTGTAGAAACTATTGAGATTTATGGGCAAGACATTTACTATGTTCCGAGAACGCTTGTCAACCGTGATTCGGTCTTTGGAGAAGACTCGGATTCAAAATTTGAAAGCGCGAAACCTATTAGAGCATACGTCAATAATGTTGAAGGATGGGAAGGACAAGGTGAGTTACTTAGCAAATTTGGAATCCGTATCGAAGACAAGACAACTTTTATATTCTCCCGTGAGAAATTTAAAACTGCTGTTGACGACAGTACGGTCCTTAACGTCGAAGGACGACCGAACGAAGGGGACTTAATCTGGTTTCCAGTAACTAAACACTTATTCTCAATCCAGTTTGTAGAAGCAGAGAAACCTTTCTATCAATTAGGAAAAGGATATGTTTGGGAATGTCAATGTGAACTATTCGAGTACAGCGACGAGGAAATCAATACTGGTATTGCAGATCTCGATGCTGTAGAAACTGCATTCGCAAATGCGATTACAGTTGGTCTTGTAGCAGGAGGTTCTGGTACATTTACAGCAGGTGAGACTATCACTGGTGGAACATCAAATGTAACTGCAGAGGTTAAGTCCTTTGACTCTGGTACTAGGACATTGATCGTAATCAACAGATCAGGCACCTTCCAGGTCCCTGAGACGGTCACTGGTGGCACTTCTAGTGCATCTTGGACAACTGCTACATATAATACGATTCAAAATGTCAACTCAGAGTTCGACCAGAACAACGACTTTGAGACTTTAGATAATGACATCATCGACTTTACCGAATCAAATCCATTTGGTTCAGTCGGATCTACTACTGATACTACAATCTAATGTTAGGAAATTATTCATACCACGAAATATTCAGAAAGACTATTGTTGCGTTTGGTACGCTATTCAACAATATCGAACTTCGTCGTCAAGATGAAGTGATGAAGGTGCCTTTGGCATATGGACCAAAAGATAAGTTCTTAGCACGTCTAGACCAAGTACCCGATCCTACAAACAAACGGGTATCAATTACCTTACCCCGTATTGGTTTTGAGATCACTGGTATCACCTACGATTCTTCTAGAAAGGTAGCACCAACACAGAAAATTAAAATTGCAAGTACTACAGCATCAAAGAATAAAAATACTTTCATGCCTGTCCCATATAATATTGGATTTGAGTTAGCAATCATCTCTAAGAATCAGGAAGATGGATTGCAAATTATCGAACAAATTCTACCAGTATTTCAACCTCATTATAATCTTGCAGTTAAGTTACTGCCCGAAATGAGTGAGATCAGAGATATCCCTGTTGTGTTAAACGATATTGATTATGAAGATTCATATGAGGGAGACTTCTCTACCCGTAGAGCAATCATTTATACTTTACAATTTACTGCAAAGACATACTTATACGGACCTGTTACATCAGCATCGACTATCAAGAAGTCTACTCTCGAATACTATTCAAGTACAGATGTCAACAAAGCACCAAGAGAAGTACGTTATCAAGCAACACCTATATCCTTACAGGATAGAGATGGAACTGTTGTTACTACTCTTTCTGCTGCTACAGATACAGATGATAATCTAATAGCAGTTGCTGATGCTAGTGGTATCGCTAAGTTCGATCACATCTATGTTGATACTGAACTTATGAGAGTTAGTAAGAAATCTGGTAACAATCTCACAGTAATTAGAGCACATGAAGGAACTGCTGGTGCAGCACACACTTCTGGTTCTAGTGTATTCTTAGTCAATCAAGCAGATGCTGATCTCCTAGATAGTGACGACGACTTTGGTTTCGGTGAAATGAAGTCAGAGTTTACAGATAATAAGAAACGAAACTTCGTAAGTGGTAATGATGAGGCAATTTAATGGCAGATCCCTTCAGTGGTTTGAATGAAACGTTCGGAGCAGAACCCTCTGAACTACAGAAACATGTTGAAAATGTAAAACCAACTCTTAAGAAAACAGATTCTCAAGATGTAAAGCAGGACTATGAAATTAGTCGTGCTCAACTACATAATCTTGTAATGAAAGGACAGGAGGCAGTAGATGGTATACTTGACGTTGCGAGAGCAAGCGATCATCCAAGAGCTTATGAGGTGGCAGGGCAACTCATCAAGAATGTGGGAGATGTAGCAGACAAGTTAATTGAT